CGTCGTCGGCGTCCCCGTCGAACCCATCCTCCGCGGCGGCGAGCAGCCGGTCGAGCTCGATGCCGGAGAAGCCGAGCAGGTCGAGATCGACCACCGCCTCGTCGCGGATGCGCGCGATCTCGGCGGCGAGCAGGCTCTCGTCCCAGCCGGAGTTGAGCGCGATCTGGTTGTCGGCGAGGCGGAGCGCGCGCGCCTGCGCCGGCGAGAGGTGGCCGAGCCGCAGGGCCGGCACGGTGGTGAGGCCAAGCCGGCGCGCCGCCATCACCCGGCCGTGGCCGGCGATCAGCACGCCGTCGGCATCGACCAGCACAGGATTGACGAAGCCGAACTCGGCGATCGAGGCGGCGATCTGCGCCACCTGCTGGGCCGAATGTGTGCGCGCGTTCTCGGCGTAGGGCAGCACCCGGTCGAGCGGGATGCTCTCCACGCGCAGATCAGGCCGCATCGGCGAGGGCCTCGGCGCGCTCCGCCGCCACCGCGTCGTAGCCGCGTCCGTCGCCCGCCAGCATGACGGGGACGTCGGGATGCAGCATGCGAAAGCGCGCGAGCGCGAGATCGACGTACTGCGGCGCGAGATCGATCGCGCGCACCCGGCGCCCGGTGCGCTGCCCCGCCAGGATCGTCGTGCCCGAGCCGGCGAACGGCTCGAACACCAGCTCGCCCGCGTCGGTGTAGGCGCGCATCAGGAACTCCGGCAGCGCGACGGGGAACACCGCCGGATGCTCGGTCTCGATCCCGCGCGCCTTGTGCCGGGTGATCCGCAGCACGCTGTCCGGCACACGGAACGGCTGGATCGGCCGCCCCTCGTGGGTGCAGCCGCTCATCGTCCCGTCGGCGCGGCGCAGCCCGGTCATGTGCAGCGGATCGCCCGCCCACTTGCAGGGCACGATCTTGTTCGCCTGCCGCGCCGTGCGGTTGAAGTGGAACACCAGCTCGAAGGCGGGTGCGAGCCGGCCGTTCCAGTCGCCCGGCAGGCCAGGCCCCTGGTCCCAGGCGTAGAGCGCGAAGCGGCGCCAGCCCTGCGCGCGCATCCACTCGAGCCAGCCGCGCCAGTACGGCACCCACTCGCCGTCGCGGTGGATCAGGCCGAGGTTGACGAGCACTTGGCCATCATCGGCCATCGCTGCCGCCAGGTGGCGGAACACGCCCTGCATCAGCGCGTCCCAATCGGAGACGCCCCCGGTGGTGTACTCGCGCTGGCTGCCATAGGGCGGCGAGGTGAACAGCAGCGCCGCGCGGTCGTCGGCCATCACGCGCGCCACGCTCGCGGCGTCCGTGCTGTCGCCGCACAGCAGCCGATGCTCGCCGAGCAGCCAGAGATCGCCTGGCCGCGTCACGGACTGACGCGGTGCCTCCGGCTCGGCGTCCGCGGGGTCGGGCTCAGCCGCCTCCTCCTCGGTCCCCGCTGCGCGGTCGCCGCCCTCCTGGACCGCGGGCGCGGACAGGGCCTCGGGCGCGTCGCCGTCGGTCACGGCCTCTCCAGCCGCCGCGAGGATGTCGTCGAGCTCCGCGGCCGAGAAGCCGAGCGCAGCGAGGTCGAGGTCCGGCGCCGCCTGCACCGCGGCCAGCGCCTCGCGCAGCAGCGCCTGGTCCCAGCTCGCGTTCTCGGCGATGCGGTTGTCGGCAAGCCGCAGCGCCTCCTTCTGCGCCGCCGAGAGATGCCGGAGCACGATCACCGGCACCCGCGCGATGCCGAGCGCCAGCGCCGCTTCGAGACGCCCGTGCCCGGCGATCAGCACGCCGTGCTCGTCGACCAGCAGCGGGTTGGTGAAGCCGAAGGCCAGCATGCTGGCCTTGATCTGCTCGATCTGCGCCGCCGAATGGACCCGCGCATTGCCAGGATGGGCACGCAGTTCCGCCACCGGGCGCAGCACGATCTTCGCGGCCATCCAGGGGAGCTGCATCGGCACCATCCAGGTTTGAAGGGAGTGCGAACCAGGTGCGAACCATGCGGCCCATGGTTCGCACTTATCGTGCTGAAATCATTGGGACCGGCTGCGAACCATGCGGCCCTTGGTTCGCAGCCAACTCTTTGAAATCACGTGGGAAAACTGCGAACTGCGAACCATATTTTCCGGCTGGCGCTAGCGGGCTCGGGCGCGCCCGCCCCCGGCATAAGAACGGCGCCCAAAGGAACCATGTTTTCTGCGGCTTACCGAGCCGTCCGTTGCGCTACCGTCTCTCGCCGATCGTTCCGCAGTCGCTTGTTTGTTGTTCCGTATTCAGAAGTGTCCATGATTTCTGCGGCTTTCCGCCAGCGGCTCGTTGCCGCTACGATACACGGATCCACGTTGCTTCCAGATCCGAGCGCGATCCGATGCCCCGCGGGCGCATCTTCCGACGCTGGCGAGAGACTGCCACTTCGGATTTCCACCCCGCAATGCAGTCCCTCGCCGATTTCTGAGAAAGATATGATCACGAGACGAACACGGTCCGCGTCACGCCGCCCGCGGCCGGATCTCAAGCCGGTAGTGCGCCGCCAGCACGCCGAGCGCGCTGATCAGCGTGCCCTGGGCCTGGGCCGGGTGCATCAGCCGCCCGCCCCAGCCCTGGCGCCGCGCCCAGTCGCGGATCGAGACCTCCAGGCCGAGCACGTGCCAGGCGATGCTGCCGCAGGGACTGTCGAAGCCGCCCAGGGCCTCGAGCGCCCGGGCGACCTGCTCGCGCGCGATCCCCTGCGCCTCGGTGAGGCTCGGCTGCGCTGTGCCGGTGATCCGCAGCAGCGACGCGACCCGCACGCCGTGCAGCGCGGCGCGCTGGAACTGCGTCCGGAACACCTGCCCGGCGTCGTACATCGCCGGCGTGATCGTCCCGTTGCTGAGCATGACGCCGAGCGTGTCGACGGCGCGGCGGTGCACCACGGTGAGCCCGGTCTCCGGGTCGGCCTCGCGGATCGGATCGCTGAAGCCGCCGTGCTGCAGCCGCCACTTGGTCGGCATGGCGAGGTCATGGCGCTCGCGCTTCGCCTGGGTGCGGCGGGGTCGCTTAGCGGCCATGGCGCTGGCCTCCGACGATCGTGCCGCGCGGCCCCCAGCGCCGCGTGGCCTCGTTGACGATCGCTTGGCGCAGCCAGGGATCGAGGATCTCGTCGACGGCGAGCGAGACGATGCCCTGTTCGCGCCAGACGCGGCGGCGCATGGCGTCGAGCTCCTCGGGGCTGGACGGGCTCGCCAGGCGTCCGAGCGGGGAGCGGAAGCGGGCGGGAGAGCCGGGCAGCATCAGGCGCGCCCTCCCTCGCCTTCGGTGGCCCAGAGCAGCAGCGCGATCGCGTCCGCCTCGTTGTCGTCGGCAGGAGCGAAACCGCGTGCGCGGATCGCTGCGATCATCGCCGCCTTGTCGGCGTTGCCGCGGCCGGTCGCGAAGCGCTTGATCGTGCCGACCGGAACGCCCTCGTAGGGCACACCGCGCTGCTCGCACCAGGCAGTGAGCGTGGCGAGGAAGCCGCCGTAGACGTGCGAGCTGTCCGTGCTGGCATGAGCGCGCACTTCCTCGAACACGACGCGCTCGAGGCCGTGGGCGAGCCAGGCGATCTCGCCGAGCCAGTGGTGGAAGCGCAGGTAGCGCATGCCGCCGCCCTCGAACCGGCTCGGCTTGAAGGTCATGCTGCCGGAGGTGATGCCGCCGTCGCGTGCGCGCAGCGCCCAGCCAGTGGTGGTGCCGAGGTCGAGGGCGAGCACGGCGCGATGTGCGAGGGCGACAGGGAGCGGGGCGATGATGCCGCCGCTTGCGTCGGACGCGGGCGGAGTCAGAGTCGCGAGAGCCATGATGGTCTCCGAGAGGGGGTCATGGTGGTGAGGGCGGCGACGGCGCGGTTCTTGGCGGAGCTCGCCGTCGCTGCCCGGCTGGGTGGGGTGTGGTGGATAGGGCGGATCACGGACGCGCCCCCTACGCCCAGGGTGCGGTGCGCGCGCGCCGTTGAGGCGCGCACGCGCACCCCCCGTAGGGGGGTGGCGCAAAACCGAAATTGCCAAACTGCTCCAACTCATTGATTTGGCAGGGGAAAAAGCAGTTTCGGGAGCAGTTTCGGCAGATTCGTTACGCGAAACTGCTTTCGCCCCCCAACCCATTGATTGGATTTGGGAAAAAGCAATTTGGCAATTTCGGCGGGGGGGCAGTTTCGGACCGAAATTGCCCAGATTCGGGAGCAGTTTCGGAATGCTGCCGTACCGAGATCGGGCATCACGCAGCCTCCTCGGGATCGTGCAGCACCCAGACCTCGGGGTTCTCCACCTCCAGCAGCGCCTCGCTGCGCGGGCAGCGAAAATGGCTCGGCAATACGCGGACCATGGCGGGCACGATCTCGCCGGTCTCGGGATCGACGGTGTCCTCGCCCGTGGCCAGGAGCATGTCCTGCACCACGAGGTAGCCGTTCTTCGAGCTGGTGTAGGGGTGGCCGAGATCGCGCGCGTCGCGGCGGAACTTGATGTAGCCCTTGGTGGCGAGCACGCCGATCCGATCACGGATCGTGTCCCTGCCGCCGAGCCCGCGCTTGTTCTCGAACTTCGCCGCGAACGCGTTGGTCGTGCAGAGGCGCCCCGCTTCCGCCTCCTCGGCGATGAGCCCCAGGATCACGTCGTGCCTCCGGCTGCGCTCGGCATCGAGCTTGCGGCCGATGTGCTCGCGCACCAGCCGCTCGCCCTTCCGGTCGAGCTCGACCCAGCGGCCGCCGCGCTTGTCGATCAGCATTGGCGCGAGGGCTGGGCCGTTGCGCAGCTCGAGATGGAGCTCGCGCTCGCTCCGTTCCTCGTCGGGGCGGAACAGGATCATCCCCGCGGTGTAGAAGCCGCGCAACGCGCTGGCGCCGGAGAGCGAGAGGAACGGATCGTCCTTCACCTGCTGCTTGCTGAGCTTCTTGGTGTGATGCGCGAGGATGACGCCGGCCTCGGGAGCGACCATGTCGCGCAGCGCCTCGACGCGGCTCTGCAGGAAGAACAGCATCGCGGCGTTGTCGTTCTCGCCCTCGCCGCTTGGCCCGCCGTCGAACAGGTTGCGGATCGGATCGATGCAGATCACGTCCGGCGCCGCATCGGGGAAGGCCTGGCGGATCGCTGCGGCGACCAGTGCGAGGCCCTGCTCATCGAGCAGCAGCCGGAGCTTCGGTGTTGCGACGAGGGTGTCGCGGGCGCGCGCGATCACCGCTGGGTCGAGCCGGAGCTGCTGCAGCCGCTCGCGCAGGTAGTGGTACTGGATCTCCGCCTGCAGATAGAACACCCGCAGCGGCCTGGGCGCGGTGAAGCGCAGGAACGGTGCGCCGGCGGCGGCGTGCACCAGCAGGCTGATCAGGAAGTCGGATTTGCCGACCTTGGGCGCGCCGCCCAGCACGAGCATGCCGCCGGGCGTGAGCACGCGCGGTCCGATCAGGTCGTCGGGCATCGGCGAGGTGTCGTCGAGCAGGGCGCCGAGCGTGTGTGCCGGCACGCTGGGCACAGGCGCATCGGCGCGCAGCAGAGGCGGGCCATTGCGCTCGAGATGCAGCGCCCAGAGCCGCTCGGCCTCCGCGCGCAGCCGCTCGATCGGCCAGGGCGGACGCAGGCAGCCAGCGTTGTAGCCGCAGATCGCCTCCCAGCCCTCGTCGGCGCTGAGGCGTCCGTCATGCACCATGCGGACGAAGTGGCCGATCGCCGCGCTCGCTCCCTGGAAGCGCGTCCAGCCGTCCTGCGCGCCCTCGCGCACCGGCGTGGTGAGCACGGCATCGAGGCTCGGCCGATCACGCAGCGGTGTCGTCCCACTGGCCGGATCGACGCCGGGCATCGCGGGCATGGCCGCGACCGCCTCGGCGAACTCTGCGAGATCGACCTCGCGGCGCGGATCGCAACTGCGGATGGCGACGAGTCGTGCCGCGCCGTGCTTGCGGTAGACCGTGCCCGGCACGCGGATCGGCTGATGCGCGGAGCGGAAATGCGGATCGGCGCCGACCTTGTTGGCGATCGCGCCGCGCAGGGCCGCGACGCGCGCGACGTCCTCTCCCTCGGCCGGCTCGGTGAGCCGCCACCACGCGTGCAGCTTGGCCACGCCCTCCGCGGTGCGGCCGCCGCTCTCGACCAGCAGGGTCGGTGCGCCGAGATGGCGGACCAGATGATCCAGCTTGGCCGCGATGTCGCCGGCGTCGAGATCGACCACCACGGTCTGGATCTGCTGCACGTGCTCGGCGCGCGCCTGGCCGTGCTCGGCGACCGTGCCGGGGATGACGTAGACCGCGCAGCCCTCGCGCGCCGCCCAGGCGGCATAGGTCGCGAGCAACTGCGGCGCCGAGGTGTCGGCAGGGACCCAGATGTTGTGCGGCCGCGTCTCGAGCCCCTGGCCCTGGTCGACGAAGCCGCGGACCGGGATCAGTCCCTCGCAGTAGCCGAACACCACGTCGAGGAAGAGCGCGAGCGCGGCGATGTCGACGGCGGGAGGCTCGTCTTCCTCCAGGATCGCGGCGTCGTTGAAGTCGCCCCAGGGCGTCATCCCGGCAGGCCCCAGCACCGCTGCGCCCAGGCGCACTGGCGGCACTCCTGATGGTCACGCGAGAGCGCCACACGCGGCAGCAGATCGCCGGCCTCGCAGGCGCGCAGCACCCGCACCGCGCGATCGCTCATGTGCTGGGCGAGCGCGGCATCGAAGGGGACGAGCTCGTGGTGCAGCTCGGCGGTGTCCTTGTTGATCGCGGTGAACAGCGCCGGGTGGTCCGCCACGCCCGGCACGGCCGCCTCCATGTAGGCCTGGTAGATTGCGATCTGCGCCGCGTAGACCGGCCTGGTGGCGACCACGCCCTTGGCCGCGGTCTCGTGCCAGCTCCGTGCGTTCATGGTCTTGCATTCCCAGAGTGCCGGGAACGCGAGGCCAGGGATCGGCGGGCCGCCGGCGAGAATGCCGTCGACATGGCCGCGGATGCGCCCGCCCGCGACCGCGAAGCCGAACGGCTCGCCATCCGGCCGATTGCCGCGCCGCGTGTAGAGATCGAACCCGGCCGCGCGCAGCCAGGCGACCGCCAGGTCCTCCAAGGCGTGGCCGATCGCGAAGATGCGCAAGGTGCGGCCCTCGAACCCCGCGCCGTCGTCCTTCGGCGCGTTGAGGACCTCGAACTGGAGCGCCCGCTCGCAGGCATGACCGAGCCGCGACCCGCCGAGATAGGCACGCGGTACTTCGGCCGCATGCTGCGCCTCGAGTGCCGCGTCGATCGCCGCGTTCACGTGCAGGGCAGTCGCGCTGCGGCTGTTGAAGTCCAGCATCAAAATGGCACCTCGTCCTGCACCGCGGTCTCCGCGAGCGCACGCATGGCGTCCTGGAAGGCGTCGACCGCGACCTCGATCAGCGTCAGCACCTGCGCCTCGCTGAGATCCTGAAGCCGCGTGCCCCAGCCGATCTCGCCCATCACCTCGGCGAGCGGACGCACCGCCGCGCGGATCGCCGCGCGCTCCTGCTCGGTCAGGTCAACCACGCCCGGGGCACTCCGCGCCGCGAGCCGCGTCCAGAGGTGCTGGCACGGCATGCCGCAGAACGAGGCCGACGGTCGCGGTGGCACGCGGCGCGTCGGATCGAACCAGAGGAAGCCGCGCGCGGCACGGCGGCAGACGGCGCAGGGCGGTTCCGGGGCCATGCATCACGCTGCCTCGGGCAGGGCGCCGGCGCGTGCATTCCGCACCAGACTGCGGATGGCATTCCGGTTGAACCGGAACGTCAGCAAGGCCGAAGCCTGGTAGCGCGTGAGCGAGAGGTCGCCGCGGTACTCCGGCGGCAGAAAGGCGAGCTGGCGCTCGCTCGGCGGCTCGCCCAGCCAGCGCTTGCTCTTGTGCGCGCTCTCGTCGGTCTCGTGCTCGTTCAGCCAGTCATCCGCGGCCGCCAGGCAGACCAGGCGCTCGCCGATCGCCAGCAGCTTCGTCGGCAGGCCCTTGCCGCCGCCCACCGCATGCCAGTCGCCGTCGAGGAAGAAGATCCCGCCCCAGGCATGGAAGCCGTTGGCGATCAGCGCCGCATCGTCGCCGAACAGGTCGCACCACTGGAAGCTCGACCGCCGCAGGAGATCGATCTCGGTCATGACGAAGTCCGAGAGCGGACCGGCCCGCTCGCGCGGCTCGAACACATGGCCGCAGAGCGGGCACTCCATCGCCGAGATCGGGATCTCGGCCTCGCAGGACGGGCAGGTCTTGGTCGGTGCGGGGCCCTCCCCAGGCACGCTGTCGAGATCGACGTCCTGCTCCAGGCTGCCGTGGATCAGCGAGGACGTGCCGAAGTCCAGCACGATGCAGTCGCGCTTCACCACGCCGGGGAACTCGCCCGGATCGACCGTGCGCAGGCCACGCCCGACCATCTGGATCATCGTCGACTTGAACGAGCTCGGCCGCAGCAGCACCACGCACGAGGTCGGCGGGTGGTCCCAGCCCTCGGTCAGCACCGCGACGTTGACCACCACCTGCGCCTCGCCGGCGGCATAGGCGCGCAGCACCGCGCGCCGCTCCGCCTCCGGCATCTCGCCCGTCACCAGCACCGCGGCCACGTTCGCCGCGGTGAACGCCGCGGCGACGTGCCGCGCGTGCTCGACCGTCGAGCAGAACACCACGGTCTGGCGTTCGCCGGCCCGCTCGCGCCAGTGCCGGATCACTGCCTCGGTGACCGGCGCGCGATCCATCACCTGCGCCACCTGGGTCATGTCGAAGTCGTCGCCGGCCTGGCGCACCGCGCGCAGCTCATCCTGCACGCCCACGTCGATCACGAAGCTGCGCGGCGGCACCAGGTGGCCGGAGCGGATCAGCTCGCCGAGCCGGATCTGATCCGCCACGTTCGAGAACACCGCGCGCAGGCCGTGGCGGTCGCCGCGGTTCGGCGTCGCCGTGACGCCGAGCACCTGGCAGCGGGGATTGCGCTCCAGCGCGCGGTCGATGATGCGGCGGTAGCTGTCCGCGACCGCGTGATGCGCCTCGTCCACCACCAGGAGGTCGAGCGCCGGCATCGCGTCCAGGTTGGCGGGCCGCGCCAGCGTCGGCACCATCGCGAAGGTGACCTGGCCGTCCCACCGCTTGGCCGACGCATCCACCACCGAGGTGGTGATCCCGGGCGCGACGCGGCCGAACTTCGTCCGGTTCTGGGCGGTCAGCTCGTCGCGATGCGCCAGCACCGCCGCCTTGGCCGCGCTCCCCGCCAGACGCTCCCGCACCACCGCGGACAGCATGATCGTCTTGCCGCTGTTGTGCGTGACCGTGAAGTCGCCAAGCAGGTAGCGGTGGTCGCCGTCGATCGTGAAGCCGAAATACGTGCCTTCACCGACGTCGTGCAGGGTGAAGCCGGAGCGCAGCACATCCTTCTTCTGCCGGCGCGGGCTCGGGATCTTGCGGACCACGCGCAAGGGCAGATCCGTGCAGTCTCCCGAGATGAAGAGCCGCCAGTACGGTGTGCCGTTGACGGTCTTCGGCGCGATGAGGGCGCGCAGGCCGAGGCTCCGCGCGACGAAGGCAATGTCCTGCGCGAGCCGGCGCGAGGCCGACGTGATCTCGAAGCCGCCGCTGACGTGGTGACCGTCGGTATCCAGCAGGCCCGCCAGCAGGCGCTGACGCGTGGCGCGCGCACCGAGCCGATAGGCGTCGGGCAGGAACTTGTCCTGGGCACCGATGCCGCGCAGACCAAGCCGTGCAAGCTCGGCCATCAGCGGATTGGCCACACCGCGCGTGCCGGCGAAGCTGTAGGTGTTCGCCTCGTTGTCCAGCAGCCGCTCGGTGCGGACGCTGAGGCCGTACTGCTGCGCCATCGCAAAGCAGGTCTCGGCGATCTCCGCATCGGGTGTCGTGATCGACACACCCCCGTGCTTGAACGTGCCGTCGCCGATCAGCAGCCCGAGGAAGTAGGGGTCGAGGCTCGGCGCCGGACGCGGCGGAAACTCCACAGCGACCCGGAACAGCTTGTGCAGATGCCGGAAATAGGCGCTTTGCTGCCGGTACTCGGCGACGCCGATATCGATGATCGTCCCGCCCGGCTTCGCGTGGGCATGGCTGCCGCAGCACCCCTCGTTGATCTTGACCAGCGTCAGGATGTGCCCGGCGTTGACGGTGAAGGGATCGCCCTTGATGGGGCGCACCTCCACCATCGCATCCTCCCCGCGATGCAGCTCCAACACGGTCCTCGGCCTGCTGTCGGGGCCCATCAGCAGGTCGCCGACCCTGATGGTCTCGACCGGGCGGATCGACCCGTCGAACATCAGGATCGGCGTGCCTGGCGCATGACAGCCGGTCGGGGCGACGCCGAGCGTGTTGCCGTGGGTGTCGAGCGCGGCGAGGCTGCGCTCGACGAACAGCATCTGGCGGGGTCGCAGCATCATGGCGTGAACGCTGCTCCCTCAACGCGCCCAGCTCGGACGGGGATCCGCGCCCGCAGGCGGGAACGCAGCCGGGGCGGCAGGCGGCGGCGGGAACGCGCCCTGCGGCGAAGCCGGTGCCGCCGGCGGGAACGGCCCAGGCGCGGCGGGTGCTGTCGGTGGGAACGGCGCAGAGGCGGCCGGCGCTGCATATCCCGGCTGCGGTGCCGCGAACCCGGCCGGCACGGCATGCCGCCCCATGAGCCGCGCGTAGTCCTTGTGGTCGGGCGTCACCGCGCCGCGGATCT